CCATCAAAGTTAAACTTTTCAAAAGAATACTTTGCTGCATTTGTTCTTCCTGTATCTCTTACTGTCCAACTTTCAGAAACAATATCTTTTACAGCATGGTCAGCAGCAGTTGTACTAGAAACTGCTCTTGTTACACCAGTAAATGTATTAGATGATATACCTGTATAAGTAAATATTTCACTATTTATTTGTAATGTACCACTAGATGAAAACCCTGAAGTACTAGCAACAGTTAGTGTACTTGAACCTGTCATACCTGTTCCTGAAGCTATAGCAGTAGATACAGTTGTAGATGCAGAACTCCATATTTTTTCACCTCTAGCTGCTAGTACTTTATTAGAAAATACAGTACTCATTAATATAGCTTCAGAAGAAGCAGACGTTTGAGGGACTATATGGTTAACGTATTTTTTAAAACCACTTATTCTTCTGTATCCACCACCAATATCAGGTTCAAAGTTTTGTAATTCTAACGCTTCCCCAGGTTGCATTAAAAAGGTAGATCTATTTAAAATTAAACCTCCCTCACAATTAAATGCTACAGGATTTACTTTAGAACTATCTGGCATTTAAGAAACTCTTATTGCAGTTAATTTAACATTATTTGAACGGCCTAAAGGATATGTTGATCTTAAATATTCAAACCTATTAACTAATAAAGTTTGCATATTTTTTATGCCTTGTTCAAATCTTTGCATATTTAATTGATATTGATCTGTTTCACCTCTGTATTGATAAACAAAAGCAGTAGCTCCAGTTACAATAACATAACTAAATCTATCAGGAATAGTTGTTGTATCATCATGTGCAGATAGATCAGAAGCAAATGTATAATAATCAAATTTTATATTATAAGATTTTAAAGGGTATGGGTAAATTAAATAATTATTATCAGGTGTTCTAATAATATGTGTTGGTATACCACCTTTATCAAACTGAGCTACAGTTACACCACTAGAATGTGCTGCAGCAGTTGTACTAGATGCACCTCTAGTAACTCCTGTAAATGTAGTACTAGAAGTACCTGTATAAGTAACTATTTCATTTCCAATATATAAAGTACCACTACTGTCAAAACCTGAAGTACTTACAACGGTTATAGTTGTTACAGAGTCAGTATGTGAACCATTTAAAGTAGTTGTATCTATTTCATCTTCTTGATCTACGTGTTTATCTATATAATGGTTATAATTCATTTGTATTAGTTTATAACCTGAGTTTCCTAAAGTAGAATCTTTAACAAGTCTAACAGTGTTATAATCTATTAATTTAGTAGAAGTAGGTGCTGTATATCTAACAACTCCTGCTGTTAATGTTTTTGTAGCAGTTGCATGATTAAAAGGATAATTAAAATCTTTTTGATTGATATACCTAATAGCTTCATTTATAGCGTTTTGACATTGTATTTGTATACCTCGTGCACTAGAAAAATTTGATGAAGTTAATGCAACCTCATTTAAATTAGCTATTACTTTATTAGTCAATGTTAAATATGTTTCAGCCATTTATAATTCCTATATAATAGAAGGGGCAAGTTTCCCTGCCCCCTCATTAAACATTTATGCGAGCAAGTCTCGATCAACTTCTACTGGAGAAGAGTCGCCTTGATCACTAACGTCAACCATCCAAGCGTAAACACGAATCTTACCTGCTGAGAATGTAGCACCATCACCTGCAAAAGTCAGGTCTAGTGTATCTGCAGAGGCAAGAGTAACGTCTGCTGCTGGAGTAGCTGAAGGAGCATAAGCACCATCAGAAGCACCATCAATATCGAATGCAGCAACAAACTCGTCAGCATCTGCTGCGCCAAGTGTTGCCGTAGCATTCGTACCTGTGTTCATAGTTGCAGAAGTTACAACTTGAAAACCAGCATGAATTACTCGTGTGTTGGCAGGGATAGTAAGGCATTGAACTACATCACCAGATGAACAGTCAATAGCCTGTGCAGTTAGGTCAATAGTTTTTTGTACCATGTACGGTGAACGTCCACGTTGTGAACTTCCATGTGCAGGTAACAATAATGAAGTAATAGTAGCCATTTATTAAACCTCCCTTACGCTGCGTTGTATTGTGCAACAGTGATAGCTTCTGGACGAAGTACCTTTCTGCCGTACAAATGCATCCCACGAACAATATCAGCAAAGCTATCAGGATCTCTGTAGGTTTCTGTTTTATTGATCTGTTCTGCGGTTGCTATAGCTGAGTCATGTCCAGCTACGATAACACCATAATTAGCAATTTGGTTTGCAGTACCTGTAGTACCTGGACCTGTGCCAACTGATGGTAGGTTACTAGAAACATACAGACGGAAACCACCAAGATTATTGACAGCTAGTCCGTTACGTATACTTCCTGACTCACCGAAGTCTGCATTATGAAGACGTGAATCTTCGTCTCGCAAGATTTCCATGAACACTGGATCTACTACAAGCCAACGACCTGCTGTATCAACTTGCTGTTGATCAAGCAAACGAGCCATACGAGCTACTACCATAAGAGGTGAAGCAGTCGCTGTTGGAAGTGCAGTTGCACCAGGTAATCGAGCAGCAATCGGAATTGAGTGTGCTCCTGCGGAACTTGTGGTAATGTTACCAAAGTCACCTTTTTGCAGTTTCATGCTATCAAGCAATTCGTCTGTACCTGCAGTAGAAACAGCAACAGTACCACTTGTAGTGGAGTTTACTGTGTCAGCAGAAGAGTGCAGAGCTGATTGCTTAAAGCCTGATAAGTAGCCAAGAACTTCTTGGTCGTACTGATCTGCTAAACGATATGCAGCACGATCTGTTGCAAGCTGCATGAAGTTAACGTGTGAATGAGCTTCCTCAATGTCGTCCATTTTAAAAGCAAAATAGTTTGCTTTATCGACTACAAGTGAAAAGTCTTCATCGTCAAGATCTTGCGCTGTAACAGTTGTGCCACGGGCGTATGAACTAACAGAAATTTCCGGCTCTTTGATGATTTTGACTGTATCACCTTGAGCAGCTATCTCTCCGAAATAGTCAGAGTTAGTTATATCACCCACAACAGTACTCTTGCGAAACGCAAGTTGTACTTTTTTAGAATAGATTACAGGACTAAAATTACCGTTAGGTAGATTCCCATAACCTGCTGCGGTTGTAAAAGCCATGATTATGTCCTCCTTGGATGTTTGGCTAGTAGCTAAACATAATGACAGAGAGGCTGACATTTTCTAGGGTGCGAGTAATCTTTAAGTTGGCCTACTTAAAAACTATCGGGCCTATACTTGGCAGGTAGTTCTTCTTTTATTGTTTAGACTTATTGGGTTTGAATAATAAACAGAGGTTGTCCTAAAAGGGGCTTTGTTTATTATCCCTAGTTATACTGTTAATTTTTTATTTGTCAACAGCTTATTACCGAGCATTGCCCGATACATCGTAAATAAATTTACCTGAGCGCATTGCTTGGGTAATTTCTTCCGATTTCTCTTCAAACTCACGGTTAGACATTTTTGCTACATCAGACTCTTTAATACTATTACTAGAGTCATCTGCGTCTACCTTAGTTTTAGAACCTTTGCTTACCATAGAGGCAGCAGCTTTAGATTTAGCTTTCTTATCTTTAGTAGTTAAACCTTTATCTACTTTATAAAGATCTATAACACGTACTACAGAAGCTGGATCATCAGCATTTTCATATAAAGCATTTTGAACCCATTTAGGTTGAGCATCTGCCCATGTATGGAACTCATCTGCTTCTCTTAGCTTGTCAAAGTCAGGGTGACTTTCTCGAATTACATTTTCAGCTTTAGTTCTAATAGCTTCACTTTGTACTTCATCAAGCTCTTTAATTCTATTTTCTGTCTTACTAAATAACTCCTGTGCTTTTTTTTGTGCAATAGTTTCTACTATTCCAGCTACATCAGGATATTTTTCTGCCCATGCTGCTATATCTTCATCAGACTTAGGTGGTGCAATTACTTCATTACTAAGACGTTCTTCAAGTACCTCAAACTTTTCCTTCCAAGATTTTTCTTTTTCATTCATATGGCGTCTTAAATCACCGTATCTTTTCTTAAAAGATTTTTCTTCTCCAGTAAGCTTACTATCATCTTCTTCAGGAACTTCTTCAGCTTTTACTTCCTCTGTTTCTTCAGAAGTTTCTTTCATAAGCTCTTCTATTTCTTTTTCTTCCTGTTCAATCCTTTGCCTATTTTTATTATAGGTTGAATCTACAAAACCAACTTTCTTTTCTGGTCTTACTTCTGTATCTAATTGAGGCATATTTATTCTCCTTATGTTGGGGTCAGCCGTAGCCGAGTAGCCTTATAGTTATTTTGAGTTTTTCTTTTTCTTTTTTTGAACTAAACCTCCAGTGTTCATTTTTTTATTAGTGTAGTAACCATGTTTATCATAACCTTCTTTGGACTTCTTAGAAGCTAGGCCACCTTTATTGTATGGACCAGAGTATTGATCTGCATAATCATTATCATTATCATTATTATTACCACTACTACCAAAACCTGTGCCATCATCACCACCTGGACCACCGCCTGGCTTAGATCCACCACCTGTTGTTCCACCTGAGGTGTCTATTTCTGAACTAGGTCCTTCTCCTTCAGATGATGAGCTACTACCTCTTGGAGGTTGACTTGGACTTGTTCTTCCAAATCCTAAACCCATATTAGTATCATCTGTAGCTTCAGGTGCTCTATAACTTTCACTAGTTCTACCTCGTATAAAACTTCCTGAAGTTAAACTATCACCAACCACATCTTCTGAAAATGTTGTTTCATTGTCTTTAGTCATTTGTTTATCACTATATATACTTAACTGAGACTTATTAGGTTTAGTAAATAAACCCCTTAAAAAACTACTAATAGGATTTTTATTTGTTTTTTGTGTTTCAGATATAACAGAATCTACATAGGATTTAATATCTGAATTTGTAGTAGTTTGTGAAATTACATTTAATTGATATTCATTATTTATTTGTTTTGCTGCACCAAGTAAACCCATTT